TGACTTTCCACCTGATCCACACTCAGATGAAGACCATGAATTTATGTCGACGTTCAATGATAAATTACAAGAACTAATGGGAAGGGAAAAATAATGCCAGCAGTTACAAGAATAGGTGACGCCGATGTTGCACATTGTTCAGGCATGACCAGAGCGGCAGGGTCGAGCAAAGTATTTGCTGATGGAATCGGCATATCACGTGAAGGTGATAACAACACGTCACATCTATTACCACCAAATGTTCCTCCTTGTGCCGCACACGCGGCACCAATTGCATCTGGATCAAGCAAAGTCAAAATAGACACAAAAGGTTGCGGCAGAATAGGTGATGGAATATCAGGTTGTACATCAGTAGCCGCTGGATCAAGCAAAGTTTTTGCTGGGTAAATATTATTATGGCAAAAGTAACATATTCAAATCAACAACGCACAGTACAAAGTAACAATCAGAGACGTACTCAATTATTCAAAGGGTTTTCAACTGTGGGCAGAGACTTTGAAGATGTTGCTCTGTATGATTATGAATTAGTCAGAGCAGACCTACTGAATCATTTTAACATACGCAAAGGTGAAAAACTGGAAAATCCTGAAGTAGGCACAATCATTTGGGACTCTATTTTTGAACCAAATACTCAAGCAACCAGCGACGCAATAGTGGCAGACGTGCAAAATATAATACAACAAGATCCAAGAGTTGAACTTGAAAGTGTTGATGTTGACTATTTTGAGCATGGTTTACAAGTTACTATGAGTGTTTTATACAGACAACTTAATGTACAAGAACAACTAGCATTGAATTTTGATGAAACACAGACTTTAGGTGTCACAAGTAGCATGAGTCCAACCGCAAGTTCTGGTTATTAATTATAATAGCACATTTTAAAAACGTATAAATATTTTCAAGTAATATAAAGGTTCCTAATGAGTTCAACAGAACGACAAAATAGTTTATTGGTCAACCAGGATTGGACCAAAATTTATCAGACTTTTAAAAAGGCTGACTTTACTTCTTATGATTTTGATACCATAAGAAGAACAATGATTGCTTATCTAAAGGAAAACTATCCAGAAACTTTTAATGATTACATAGAATCTTCGGAGTATATTGCATTAATTGACCTAATTGCATACACGGCTCAGGCAATATCGTTCAGAGTTGATTTGAATGCACGTGAAAACTTTATTGATACAGCATCAAGACGTGAATCAATACTGAGACTTGCAAGACTATTAAGTTACGCACCAAAACGTAACCAAAATGCAACTGGATTTTTAAAAGTGAATGCCATAGCAACCACAGAAAATGTAACAGATTCAGGCGGAATAGACTTGGCTAATACTGCCATTGTGTGGAATGATGCGGCAAACTCAAACTTTTTGGAACAATTTACTGTAATATTCAATGCCGCTTTGGCATCAGGACAAAAATTTGGCAGACCTATATTGTCTGGCACAATAGGAAACATTGCCACAGAACAATACAAGTTAGCAACCACAAACAATGACATTCCATTGTTTACATTCACCAGAAGTATAAATGGTGTCACTATGCCATTTGAAATGGTGCCGGCAACATTCTTGGGCGAAGATTTTATCTATGAGGAATCTCCTATTCCATCTAACAATTTTTCTATGATATACCGTAATGATGGTGCAGGATTTGGATCAGCACTTACAGGATTCTTTTTGTATTTCAAACAAGGCAATTTAGGTAGTGTTGATTTTAATATTGCTGAATCAACATCTAATCAAATTGTAAATTTACCTTATGACAACATTAATGACAATGATGTTTGGTTATACAGTCTTACAGATTCTGGTCTGCTAGATACACAATGGACAAAAATTCCAAGTATTGCTGGCAACAATGTGATTTACAATTCAGTCGCAGTAAACAACAGAAATGTTTATACTGCTGTTACAAAAGCAAACGATCAAGTTGACCTCACATTTGCTGATGGCACATTTGGAAACATCCCGTCGGGCAACTTCCGTTCGTATTACAGAACAAGTAATGGATTACAATATCAAATTGTGCCTGGAGATATGCAAGATGTTACTGTAGATATACCTTATGTAAATGCAGATGGACAAAATCACACATTAAGTTTTACAGCAAGTTTACAACAAACAATTTCAAACGCAACCACCGCTGAAACAAACGCTTCTATCAAAGTGTTAGCACCACAAAGTTATTACACTAGTGATAGAATGATTACTGGAGAGGATTATCAGGTTGTACCATTAACAATTAACCAAAGTATTGCAAAAGTGCGTTCAGTAAACAGAGCAATCAGTGGTACAAGCAGATATTATGATTTAAAAGATGTCACTGGTGCCTATTCTGCC